CAAGAATCTCATCGCGGAATTCCGCGTAGTCTTTGTTCTTGATGATCGCGAGCTTCGCTTCGACGGTGTTGGGGACCGGCGGGTCGCCTTCTTCGTCGCCGGGAATTTCCCAATCGGCGATGATGGCTTGCGCCATCAATTTCGCCATCAGGTCTTCGGCGATATGGTCGGGGAGCGGGCCGCGCCGAACGGTGTCGGCGAAGGGCTTGTGCAGCTTGCGTTGGGTTTCTTGGACGATGCGCGACTTGAAGCGGCGAACTTTGACGCGAATGCCTTCACCGAAGTCGGCCCATACGCCTTCTTCTTCTTTCGCTTCGTCAGTGCCGAAGCGAGCCTTCAGTTTCTTTGACACGAGGACTCCAAGGGGAGGAATTGCAGGGACCGGCCCGGACCAGTCCCTTGATCGCAGCAGGAGGCAGGCGTCTCCGTGGGGACGGAGGGATTAAACCCACGGCCGGGGACGCCACGTTAGTGACACTAACGCCTCCCCGGACCTCTGTCAAGTCGAAATTAACAGCCGTCAGTACGGCTTACTTCCTTAGACAGGGGTAGTTGGGGAGAAGCGATCGATCTGGATCATGCAGGCCGTGGCCTGATCGCGGAACGCCGTGAACTCCATGGTTTCCATGATGTCCTGGTCGATACCGCCCGGGGCCACGGGGTCCGAGGTGATCTTGATCGCGGGCAGTGAGTAGTAATACGTGTTGCCGTCGAGGTCGGTGAACGACCAGCCAATCGACACGGTGTCATGGTCGATGAAGGCCTCGTACATCTCGAAGTTCTCGAAGTACGCCGTCAGTGTGCCCGTCAGCTGGAAGCGGCCGGTGCCGATGCCACGCGGGAATTTCGAGCCCACCGCCATTTGGTTGCGGAGGCTGGCGTCGCCTTCGAGGGCGATCGATTGCAGAGCCGTCGCGAGGCTGACGCCGTTCTTGGTCAGCGAACCGACGTTCGTGGTCGCGTTCATGACCTCGGTGGCCGGAGCCTGGAGGTTCACGTAGCTGCCGCCCACGAGGAACGGATCATCAGTCGGAGACCGGCGGGTCTCGCGGCCTTGGAACGAAAACGAGCCCGTGACGATCGCGCCCGAGGACACGTCCATTTTCCAGGCGCCGACGCGGAGGCCGTCTTGGATCAGGTGCTTGTCGACATCGTTGAACGAGGTCGCGATCGAGGTCGATTGCGCCAGGATGGCGGCCACGTCCCCGGGGTTCCGGAGCATCGAGCCCTTCACCGTCACCGGGGCACCGGCAGTGGCGTCGGCGGCGATGTTCTCAGCGACAACGATCGCGTCGTTGCCGGCCGAGACAACCGTGAAGAAGCCGCGAGCGGTCGGAGATGCACCCGTGAAATCGGTGATCGTCGTGTTGCCATCGGCGTCGGCCACTTCCGTGATCGAGCCGTTGACATCGTTCATATTGACCAGGGTCACCGTGTCCGTGGCGACGCTGACCTTGAGGTTCAGATTGCCAGCGACAACGTCGGCGAGGATGGCCGCAGCCAGAGCCGCAGCAGACGCGTCAGCATCTGCGCCGGGCGTCAGTTCGCCAGGGTCGCCGCCAAACGTATAGGTGATCGGGTCGTTGACGCCGTCGTCGATTTCAATCGAAACCGTGGTCGCGACTTCGTCGAACTGGATGGAGCCCGTCGCGTAGCCCAGGCCGTTGACGAAAATCTTCTGGCCGGACCTCAGCTGGCCGGTGGCGATGGCCGACGTGAAGACGCCCACACCCGCCAGGGTGTTCGTCGCGGCGACAGCAGAGATGCCGGTGTTGTTGAGGACGAAGACATCGTTGGCGTCGAACAGGCGAGCCGCAGCCGCACCGGCTTCGGCGACGGGCGTGCCGGCGACGCCGGTCACGTCAATATCGGTGTTGCCACCAGTGAAGTTGACAGCGGCGACTTCGGCGTAGGTGTTGTTGTTCGGGTTCGCGAAGCCTTCGGTCTTGATGCGGCGGCCAACCGTGAAATAGTCGCTGTAGTCGGCGCCGGAGATGCGAAGGGTGTTCGCGTCGACCCAGCTCAGGGTCGCGCCCTTCCACTGGTCGAAGCCCATCGGCCGCGTCCACGTGCCCAGCACGAATTGCTGGATGAAGTCGTCTTGGCTGCCGGCCGAGAACTCGAAGTTCACGTCGCCGCCGGACATCGCCGACACTTCGACGACCGAGGAGACCATGCGGTCGGCGCGGAGTTCGTCAGACGTGACTGTTTCCTTCGAAGCCGCGAGGCTCGAAGAGGTCAGACGCAGTTCGCGAACAACGCCGGAGGCCGGGGTCTGACCCCAAGCGGACGGGCTCTCGACGATGTAACGCAGACTGACGCGGTTTGAGTCGGCAAAGCTCACTGGGGCCTCCTAGAAGACATCAGGCAAAGGGGCTCGGAGGCCCAAGATGTGGGAATATGGCGTTAGCCAAAATATCGTAAACGTCGCTGGTGTCAATATGGCTAACGGCTCGCGTCAGACCAGATTACCCCTCTGGGGCGTGCCGTTCGTCCCGGAAGTAAGGGACCTTGACCCCTACCCCAGCGAAGCCTCGGCGATCGGCGGCCGGCGGATAACTGGCGGCCCGGAGCGTCAGCCGGGCTCCGTCTTCGAGCTGGTGGTCTCGTTCCTGGAAATGCCGGCCGATGCCGTTTGCGACGGTATTCGCCAAGGCGCTGCCTGTGTTCTCGGGCTGATAGACCGTGATTTCCAGGTCGCCCTCCAGGCGCACCACGAAGTTAGGTCCGAG